TGGGCAGCAAGCGACGCTTCAATCTGGCCCGACCTCGGGGAGTTCTTAACAATCTCAAGCATCTTGGGGTCTTTTGCAGCGTCAAGGTGAACTTGTATATGAGCATCGTGGTCTTGCCAGACAAACGCTCTGACCGGATCTGTCTTGAGGATGTTCATGTTCTCGGAGACAGGATCAATCGCTTTAACATCATCGCTAGTCGGAACAATGTCTTCTGCGCCTTGAATACCTAAAACGTCAAGCATCTGGCGGTGCAGCTCAGACAAATTGTAAAGCTGAGGTGCAGTGGAAGCTAATTGCAAAGCTGCTTGGTACTGCATGATTCTTTGCGCCATCGTGGAGGAATTAGGATCGCTAACCGGGATAACGTCTATTCTTGAATCAAAGTCTTTGGACTTCATCACGTCAGTCCCATCGACTTCCCACTCGTAGTCCTCGGGCATGTAATCCCTTACGATATTTGCAAGTATCTTGAACTCTCTTTTCATCGAGTAATGGATTCTTGCCTGTATCGCATTCATCACCTTCATTGATCTTTCGATAATCGCTAGCGTTGTCCCGACGGGAGCTTGCTGGTTCATATCAGAAATTTTCATGTCAGTGATAGAAGCAAACCTTCTTCCTTCTTCTACAATATTCTGAAGAAGTTGATGGAGAACATTCGAAGGTTCTTTGTACGGAAGGAACGTGATGTTGTCTCTAATCGAACCACCCGGAACATCAACATCTCTAAACTCTCCCGGCATGATCGGAGAGTCATCTCCTTTAATTCTAAGCCCTCTAGCTTTAAGTCCTCCGGGCAGGTTTGCTAAAGTTCCAGAATCAACAAGCTGTCTAAGAAGAGAAGTAGCCGACTTTGCTATTCCACCAATTAGATGGATGAGACCAAACCCGTAGAAGCCCATGCCGGGGAGGTATTCGTAATGGACAAAGTGGTTTCTCTTTTTTCTGTTGGGGTCAGACTCAATCCAGTTCCTTCTGATAGACAGAATCTCAGAATTGCTTGCATCGACGGTAATGACATAAGGAAGCGCGACGCCGGTAGGCTCCCCGTCCTTCATGTCTTCAAATCCCTTGAGATCCCAGTCTATGTGCATTTCATAGACCGAATGCCTCTCATCGCTAGAAAATGTGGGGGAGTCGCCAGTTAAGTCGTCGTACTCATCCTGAATATCGGTGTTCCCTGCACCACCCTTGGAGAGTTCTATATCTCTGTAAAACCCAGAAACTTGCAGCTTTCTGATTTCGTTGGGAGTCTTCTTCATGACATGCGTAACGCGCTCTGCCATGTCTAAAGAGGGAGAACCGTAAGCTACAAGAAGGTCTTCTGCCGGGATAAACATTGAGCAAGGTCTGTTCATTGAGGGATCGAAATAGACTTTTCTAAATGCTGAACCCGCAAGAGCAAGATTAAAAAGCATCTTCTCGGTTTCAGATCTGTACTCAGACATCTCCTCAGTAATCAAGTAGTTCATATACTCCTTGACTCTGTAAGCCTGCTTCTCTTTCTCATCGGTCATCTTCCCAACCATCTTGACCTTAACCGGGCCGTCGTTGGGGAATATCTCAGTAATTGTCTGGGCTTGGAATCTCACAACCGCTTCAGCTAAAACTGGATGCTGAACGCCGCACGCTCCCGGCCAAGGAGTAGACCTATCCTCAATCTTCATGCCTAACTGCTTGAGACCTTTTATGTAAGTCTCTTCCCAGTCCTTCCTAGAATCCCTATCTGCTTTAGCTAAATAAACTAATTCAGATGCAATCTCTCTAAGGTCGCCTTCGTCTATAAACTCAGCAAGATTTGAATCAAAAGAAACATCTTCAAATTCTTCGCCTACAGGGTCGAAGTCGATCAGCATCCCACCGTCTTCGGTCTCTATCGAAACCGCATCAGGATTCTCGATGGAAATAGAAAGTTCTTCTTCCTCCATATCGGAATCCATGAGCATATTCTGATCTAAGTATGCAGGCTCTATTGCCATTTATTATTCCTAATAAGGAGAGTACGCTCTTCTGGGTTCGTAAGTAAGTTCTTCGTCGCTGTGAATAGGAACGAACCCACCCTGTCTAAATCTAAGAAGAGCTTGAGTTGAAGAGTCCACTAAGTCATCATGAGAAGAAGCTCCCGGGAAACCGGCAAATTGTTCTATCACTTCTTCTGCGAATCTTTTATTCGGAGCCCACACGGCTCCGGATGCAAACAAGTCCGCTACAGCATTGACCCGAGCAATTTTGTCTCTGCCCCTCGAAGGGGTGTATTCACTGACCGGGACACCCATTTGCCTAAGTTCGAATATCAAAGGAGACCCTGCCGCTTTTGCCTCTACTATGCAGGCGTCTGGCTGCCAAATTTGGTATTCGTCAAATGCTTTTCTTTTTAGCTCAGGAAACTCAAGTCGATCTTGAAACGCATTCAGTAGTATGAGGTTTGGTCTCGGCCTGCCGTCTGGGTTGTCTTCGCTGTAGAAAACTCCCCACGTCGTACATGCGGAGTAGTCAGCTCTTTCCGATTTAAGAAACGCAGTATCCCAAGACTGTATGATGAAGTCGCAAGCAGGCGGCTCGCTGTGCGGCCACTCTCTCCACCACTCTCTTTTTATAATTGCAGCTTCGTCAGCTGTAGGATCTTGCTGGTACTGGGCCGACCACTTGGAAGCGGGAAGCTCAGACTTAACTTTTGTTAGCTCATCAATCGACCAGAACTCAGGCCATAGCGGATTTCCAGAAGGAAGTATCGCAGGAAACTCGATAACTCTCCACTCGTCAGTACCTTCTCGTTCGATCGAATTCTTTAAGAGCTGGCCGGTCAAATCTCTTTGCGACCACCGCGTAGCGACTTGAATGATCCGACCTCCGGGCTGAAGGCGCTGTCTAGGCCCCGACGTATACCACTCGTACACTTTGTCGAAGACAGAGGCGTCCCCCATTTGCGCTTCTTGTTCTGAGTGCGGATCATCAATGATAAGAAGATCTGCACCTTTCCCTGTCACCGCGCCGCCGACGCCGATTGCGAAATACTCTCCTCCGTGGTTTGTCGCCCAACGACCTGCTGCCTTCGAGTCAGATCTGAGGGACACTCCGGGAAAAACCTTCTTGAACTCATCGGTATCAAAAAGGTTTCTTACTTTTCTCCCAAATCCCACAGCAAGCTCAGCGGTGTGCGCTGTCTGAATTACTTTCTTTTCTGGAAAGTTTCCGAGGAACCAAGCAGGGAGAAGAAAAGAAGCGAACTCCGATTTAGTATGGCGAGGAGCCATATTGATGATAAGGCGTTTGTCATCCCTGAGAACAACATCCTCAAAGGCTTCTCCCATTATCTTGTGATGCGAACCCTCAATGAAAGAAGGCCAAACAATATGAACGAAGTCCATAAAGTTCAGCCTTGCTTTCTTATAGAGCTGTATCTCTTGAAGACGATCTATGATATCCAGCACTTCCCTTTTATCTTCATCACTCAGAAGATTTATATTAGGAATCGCTGATATCAGGTCAGGATCTAATCCTTCTAGGGCCATATCTTTCCTACGGGTTTTATTCCGCTGTAACTTAGGCGCTCAACCCCCGGAAAGGGACAGGGGGAGCGCCAGATGGGTTGCATAGGGTGGCCTCTTCCCTATACTTATCCCGATTATATTTTACACAGAACTTGACAAACTGTCAAGGGGTATTGAAAAAAAAGGAAAAAAATGACTATTCAAGCTGTCCGAGTTCAAGATTGCTGGGATTCCGTTGCCCCCAAGATCGACTCGATCATTCAGGATTTGCCTTGGCGGGACTTCAGAAAGGAAGACATCTACTCGTCTTGCGCGAATGGACAGGCCGCGATTTTTTTCGACACCGACTTTCCCTTGGGGGAAAGTTTCTTCGTGGCTAGAGTTGATGAAAACAACCTGACCGGCGAGAAGATCTTGTTCCTGTGGATCGCCTACTCCTCGGCAGAGGAGACGGCTGGCCGGGTACACGATGTAATCGCGGAGATGGCCTCTAACGCTGGGTGCAGCGCAGTGGAGTTCATCACTGGCAACGAATCTGTTGTGGAACATGGGAAGCAATTTGGCTTCGACCGTGTTGTTCACCGATGCCGAAGAGAGGTGGTCCCTAAGCCGCCGGAGTAGGAGGGCGATATGCCCCAGCACAGCGTGAAATGGTATCAGCCCAGCCCAGAGCTTGTTGACTCTTGGGAGTTCCAATACTCAGATATAGAGGGAAGTCTCTGGGAAAACGCTACTGTAGTTGGGGATGCAACAAATTGCCCAGACTGTTTCCAGACAACTATAGATGTGCCGGTCACAGCAACGCAGATCCGATCCAGAGCGGTAGGTCCGACCGGGATTTCAGAGTGGTCTAACCCAATATCGCTGGGAGAGCCCGACATCTTACTGGCTCTGCTCAGCGGCGTGCTGTTTATCGCTTTTGCGTTCGGGAGAACTAAGTGCCGAAGGTGGTTCTAGACGACGGGAACCTGAAAAGGATTCACGTCAATCAGCATATCATCAGATCCAACGCGAAGAATGAAGAATCTGAGCCCGTATACACTGTTAAATACGGTAAGAACGTATTCAAAGCAAAGAGTGTATCAGTAAACGGAGAGCTAGAGTTTATCTACCGGCCAGATAAGCCGCTCTCTTGCGGCGCTAAGTGCTGGGGAGAGACGA